CGCGGCTCAGCAAAATTGTCAATGGACGGGAAGCCGCGACCCCCGAGGAACAAACCCGGCTCGCCAAGCTCCTGAAACGGTCGAAGGCGTCCCTGTTCGGGGCGCCGGCCGAGGCGCCGGTCGAGCAGGACTCATGACAGGGAAAGGAACGGCCGATATGGCAGATGAGAGGAAAGAAGACATTTTCGAGCAGGATGCGCTGGCCGTGATTGGGGCCGCGCGCATTGTCGAGCACCTGTTCGCGCGGTACCCCACAGTGGAGTCGATGCTGCGCGTGGAGAAAGCCGCTGAGACCAACGGCGCCCGCCCGAAGCAGACGCGCCCGCCCAAGAGCAACGCCGAGCGGCGGGAGACGAGTAAGCGGATGAAACTGTACTGGGTGAACTGGCGGAAGCAGAAGGCGGCGAAAGAGAAGGCGGCGCGTGCGGCGGCCCGTGCCGCGAAAGCCGCGAAGTAAAAACGGCCCGGCGCAGGCGTCCATTCCTGTGCCGGGCCTCGATGACCTGGAGTTGACGCAATGACTAGTGTAGCGCAGACCGAGACCGCGATTTGTACGTCGTGCGGGCGCCCGATGGCCCGGCACCACAGCCCGAGTCAACACGAACACTATTCCTGTGAGACGGTGATCGTCGAGGACATCGCCCACGACCTCGCGCGCCTCGATGGGACCGACAAGCTCATTGACGGGGTGCCGACCCTCTATGCGCAGTATCTGCGCGCGGCGTGGATTGCGCGCCGACTCTCCACGATGGCGCTCGCCCGGGTGCAGATCAGCGAACTCACGGAACTCGAAGGCGCGGACGGGTGTAACGGCGCGTTTGCGGACCTCGGGCGGGCGATGGTGCCGGATCTGCGCGGCGATGCGGGCGAGCGGCGGCTGTGGCGCGCGGTCTTTGGCGTCGGCTTCAAGCGGGCGCTGGATTTTCTTGGACGGGCGGGCGGCTGGCAGGCGGAAGCCGCCATTGTCAACCGCTGGCGCAACGTGACGGAGGGGCAGTGATGGCTGAGCACTATGTCGAGTGTTCCCGATGTCGCGAGCAAGTCACGTTCAGTCACATCGTCGGCAAGGAGCAGTGGCTGCATGTGCGGACGGGCGCGCATCGCTGTCAACCGCAATGTTCGGAGCCCGGCTGCGGCCAGCCCGCGACCGAGCGCGTCGGCGCGGTGACGGTCGGCGGCGACGGCTTTCTGACCTTCCGCACGCACAAGTGGCTGTGCGCGGATCACATCAACGACCAACTGAGAATCCACTATGAATGAGGAGACGCGCCCGGTGACCGAGTGGGAAGTGAGCCAAGCGATGATCCGCTACGGCGGGAGCTTTGTGCAGGCGCTGGGGCGGGCGTTCGCCGTCGCCGACAGCGGCAACCAGGCGCGGCTGCGGGTGGCGTTCCCCGAGCTGTGGGCCGAGTATGAAGCGATGTCCCTGGCGCCGCACCACCACCGCCAGAAGAAAGAGACGGCGCGATGAAAGTCACATTAGAGAGCACGAATCGGACGGTCATGCTGGTGATCAACGGAGCGCAGGTGCCGGCCCGGCTGTGGGAAGGCAGCACCGCGAACGGGATCGCGTGTCATGCGTTCATTACACGTATCGCGGTGGCTAAAACTGACGACGCGGCGGAATTTGAACGGGACTTGCAAGAACATCCAAACCCACGCACCCCAGGGCTATCCGATCTGTTTCCGCACGGGATTCCCACAAGGCTGGTCATATGAGTGAGCCGACTGAGATTCTGTTGATCGATCTGTCGTCGCTCGCGCATCCGATTTTTCACATGGCGACGGACCCCTCGACGGTGCATGTCGCGCTGGTCGACCGGGTGCGGGCGCTGGCCTCGGCGCATCCGCATGCGGCGATCTGCTGCGACAGCGGCAAGAGCTTCCGCGCCGACCTCGATCCGACGTACAAAGCGAACCGGCCCGAGAGTGACGCGGTGCTGCACCATGAAATCGACGTGGCGTGTGACGTGTTACGGGGCGACGGCTTTCCGGTGTGGAAGGTCGCGGGCTTCGAGGCGGATGACCTGATTGCGAGTGCGACCGCGCAGGCGCTCGCCATCAATGATACGGAGGTGCTCATTGTCAGTGCCGACAAAGACCTCCTGGCGTTGATTGAGCCACGGGTCCACGCGAAGTCGATTCGTGATGGGTCGATTCTCGACGAAGCCGCGGTGATGCAGAAGATGGGCGTCGCGCCGGTCCAAGTGCCGGACCTGCTCGCGCTGCTCGGGGATAAGAGCGACAACATCAAAGGCGCGAACCGCATCGGCCAAGTCAAAGCGGTGAATTTGTTGCTCCAACACGGCACGCTGGAACAGGTCTATGCCGCGCTGGACCGGGGCGAGGTCGGGCCGCCCAGCACGATCACGTCACTGGCCGAGTTCCGTCAGCGGTGGCCGCTGGTGGCGGATCTGATCCGGCTGCGGCGGGACGTGGAGATTCCGTTTCACGAGATTGCGGTCGAGCGCACCCCGACAGGAGAGGAGCCTGCTATGTCATATGTCGACACCGAGGAAGCCGAAGCCGCGATGGCCGCAGAGACCGTATCCGAGCCGGTGACGCCGTCTGCGGTGGGGCCGCGCACGGCCACCGAGATTCAGCCCACGCCGCCCCCGGTGGAGTTTGAGCGGCAACTGGAGCCGCGCTCGATGGCGCAAGCGAAAGAGCTGGCGATGATGATGTATCAGGCGCGGCTGTTCTCCGGGTACGGCTCACCGCAAGCGGTGCTCTCGACAGTCCTGGCCGGGCGGGAGTTGGGGCTGCAAGCCATCGCCAGTCTGCGGTCGATGCACATCGTCGAAGGGCGGCACAGCCCGAGCGCGGACTTGCTCCGCGCGCTGGTGCTGCGCTCGGGCAAGGCGCGGTACTTCCGCTGCACGGAGCGCACGCCCGACGCGGCGACGTTCGAGACACAGCGAGGCGACGAGCCCCCGACGACACTGCGCTACACGATGGACGACGCGGTGGCGGCGGGGCTGGTGAAGGACAAAGGCAGTTGGAAGAAGCACCCGGCCGACATGCTGGTCGCGCGGGCGAGTTCCAAACTGGCGCGGCTGGTCTATCCCGACGTCTGCGCGGGCCTCTATGCGCCCGAGGAGGTGCAGGATTGACCCCGCGCGAGTTCTATATCGCTATTCGCCTTCAGGGAGACGACGGGTCCGAAGTGTTTCGCACGCTGACGATCCGCGAGGACTTCGATCACTGGCTCACGATGTCGTTTGGTGACGTCGCGGGGCGCGTGGACGTGAAAGACCGCGCCGTCATTACGCTCAAAATCCCCATTGAGGGGGCGAGCAATTTGGGCAAGGGATCGCCCGCGAAAGGGGTTCAGCTATGACCCCCGCCGAGCGGCTGGATCAGACCCTCCTGGTGCTCCAGAGCATCGACCGCAGCCTGAAGATCCTCGTCCAGCAGAAGGCGACGTCGAGTGTCGGGGCGGCGCCGCTGGTGGCCGACGACCGCGACCTCGACAGCCAGTGGGGCAACCCCATCGTCAGGGTCGAGCCGCGCGACTGGTCGGGGCCGCCGATGAAGGGGCGGACGTTCTCCGAGTGCCCGCCCGAGTACCTCGACCTGTTAGCTGAGCTGTACGAGTACTTCGCCCTGAAGGCCGAGGAGAAGGGGGAGACGACGGACGCCGGGAAGCCGACCGCGCCGTACAAGCGGCGAGACGCGGCCCGGTGCCGGGGCTGGGCGCGGCGGCTGCGGCAGCAGGCGACGGGGCGCACGCCCAAGCCCAACGGCACGCCCGTGCAGGGCTGGTCGGATGACAGCGAATGGGGCACCCCCGACACGGAGCCGTTCTGATGACGACCGACTACAGCGTGACGTTCGAGTTCCCGACGCGCCCGCCGCTCACCCAGCGGGGCACCGTGACCGCTGGCAGCGCGGCGATGTGTGTCAAAAAAGCGACACGGCTCGCGCAAGCGGCCCTGCGGCCCGTGGCGTGGTCGTCGATGGTGTGTGTGCTCCTCGCGCGGCGCGCAGACAGCCCCGTGGAGGCTGGGAGCCCCCCGAAACAGGGGGACAGCGGCGAGGAAGTCTCCGAGACCGTAGCAGAGACCCCCACGCGGGCGGCGGCGCTCCTGGGGGCGCTGGAGCGGCCGGAATAGGCGGCCTGAGAGGAGCGAGCGCGATGGACGGACCGGAATACACAGCAGACGACGGCATCTGCGAATGCGGCGGGCTGAAGCGGTTCGTGGACGACAAGTGCAACCACTGCTCGGGAGTCTCCCCGATGACCCCTCCGGCACGGTCCCCAGCGGACGCCCTGCGAAACATCAGGCTCGCGGCGGCTCGCGGCGCGTCCTTTGGACATCAGGTGACACAGCAACCGCTCGCGCTGATGGTCGAGAAGAAAGACAAGGCGCTGCGGGACATTCTGCGGTACTGCGCTGAAGCCGGATATGAGGGCAGCGTGCTTAGGGAGTCCAGCCATGACTGATCGGTCCCCAGCGGTGGAGGCGCTGATCGACATGCTGCGGACACATCGCCTTGATGTGGAGGTCGCGGCAACGCGCATGCCGTGGGCGAATGACTGGCCGCTAGATCGCCTGATGTGTGCTGCCGCAGACGCCCTCGCCGCGCAGGCCCAGCAGCTCGCGCAGGCCGAGCAGGAGCGCGAGAAGTATCAGATCGCGGCGGGCGTGCTGTGTGGAGCGCATATCGGCGTGCCGCAGCCGTTGGGGTGTCCCGTCTGTCGGGCCGAACAGACCGATAGGGACAGCGACGCCGCACGGCATGCGCTGGCAGACGCGGCGCGCGAGATCAACTGTGCGGGGCCGGTCGCGCACCGTATCCGAGTGCTCCGGCAGGAACACGCGCAGACCGTGGCGCAGCTCACGCGGGAGCGAGACGACCTCTGGCTCGCCTATCAAGCCGAGCGAGACAAGGCGCGCGCCTGATGGCCTGCTGCGCGGTGCTTCGCTGCTCAGACCCCCACTGCGGCCCCTGCTCAACCGTGGTGCGCTTCCCGCCGCGCGTGCCCTGCGGCCAGCTCGTCCAGGGTAAGCGCTGCCGCTACATCCAAGGCCACACGGGCGACTGCCGGCCGACGCCGGCCACGCGGCGGCGCTCACAGGTGCCGAGCTGGTGGACGGAGACGTCCACGCTCCCCGAGGAGCCCGAGGAGTGACGCCGCTGGCGATTGATCTGTTTTGTGGCCTTGGAGGCTGGACCGAAGGGTTGCTCGCGGAGGGCTACCGGGTGGTGGGGTTCGACATCGAGGCGCATCGGTACGGGGCGGCGCGGTATCCCGCCCCGCTGGTGCTCCAGGACGTCACGACGCTGGACGGCGCGCAGTTCAAGGACGCCGCGCTGATTGTCGCCTCCCCGCCCTGCCAGGCGTACAGCTACCGCGCGATGCCGTGGTCGCGGGCCAAGGCGCTGCCGCCCCCGGACAACACGCTATTTGAGGCGTGCTTCCGGCTCCAGCGGGAGGCGTGCGCGGCGGCGGGGCGGCATGTGCCGCTGGTCGTCGAGAACGTGCGGGGCGCCCAACCCTATGTCGGGCGGGCGCGGTGGCACCACGGGAGTTTCTACCTGTGGGGCGACGTGCCGGCGCTGATGCCGATCGTGCGGACGGCGATCAAAGGGCATGGTGGCGCGTGGTTCAAGGATGCCGCCACGGCTGACGGGACATATGGCGCGGGCAACTTTCGCATCGGTGTCGATCGGGCGACGACGAACCAGGGCGGCTCGTGGTTCGCCGTGGCGCACAACACGACGAGCGGGCACGGCCAGAACCCGGACGGGCGGAAGACGGCGAAGAATGGCGGCCCCGACTACGGTGGCGGATTCGGCTGGGACGGCTCACCGATGCGGCAAGGCAGCTCCCACAGTTCCGCCCGCAAAGCGGCCTCGGCGCACATCGCCAAGATCCCGCTGCCGCTCAGCCGCCATATCGCCCGCGCGTGGCACCCGGAGACGGCATGAGCCAAGGCTGGAAGGCCGCGGAACGCGCGATTGCCCGAGACATCGGCGGGCGCCGGCTGGCCTGCACGGGCGAGCGCCACGGAGTCGACGTGACGAAAGACGATCATCCGTTCGCCTACCAGCTCAAGGTGCGGCGCGCGTTGCCCGTGTGGCTGTTTGACTGGCTGGGCGGCATCTGCGCGACCGCGAAGGTCCAGGGCAAAGCCGGGATCTTGATTCTCAATCGCCCCCGCCAGCCGCGCCGCGCCGCGCTGGTGGTCCTGCGGTGGAGTGATTGGTGTGACCTCGTCGGCCGCCCTACCGAGGCGACCGACGAGGCGATCGACGTGCCCGACCGGAATTAGCCGGCCGGGCTTCGGAACGACGGGGGAGTCTCCATGGTACGACGAACGGTGGGACTAGTGTGTCTGTCGCTGCTGGTGGCGAGCGCGGCCAGCGCGCAAGGCCGGTACAAACAAGGCGGCGATGGCAGTTGCGCGTGGGACGGGAACGACGGCGGGCCGGATCAGTGTGTGCCCGCCCAGGCCGTGATCGAGTTGCAGCAGATCGGGGCCGAGACCACCGCGCTCTGTGACGAGGGCGGCGAGCAGGCGCCGTACTGCAATGCCGTCGCGCAGGAGATGGCCACGATGGTGACGTTTCTCGCGCCGACGCCGGTCGCGGTGGTCTCCGGTGGGTACGAGCTGTACTGCGCCGGCTGGAACCTGCTGGTGCTGATGAACGAGTGGGTCCTGTCCTACGACGGACCGGAGACCGATTGGAGTGATGCCCCCATCGGCGTCACCGTCAAGATGCTGGAATGGATGAACCGGAACATGCCGCTTCGGTGACGCCCATGCATATCTATAAACCGACACTCTCGATTCCGCTCCTCGCGGTGTGTCTCGTCCAGTGGTGGATCTATCCGACGCGGATCGGGTATGCGCTATCGCTGGTGGCCATGATCGGGCTGGGCTGGCTGGGCTGGACGAAGCCGTGGCGCCCGCGCAAGACCGGCCTGCTGCTGCTGATCCTGCTGCTCGGGGCCACGCCGGCCCGGGCGACCGTGATCGACTTCACCCAGCCCGAGGCGTTCGGGCTGATCGCGGGCAGTGGCCTGACCGTCACGGGGCTCGACCTCACCGGCCAGCCGCTGCCCGTCCAGACGGCGGCCGGCGTGGGGCTGGGGCTGCACGACGGCCGGGTGACGCGCGGGGTCACCTACCGCGGCACGGGCGTGATCCCCGGGATGAACGGCCTGATCGACCTCCAGGTGGCGGGCGTCTTTACCCGCCTCATCCTGCAACCGTTCTTCGAGGTGATCGGCGGGCCGCCCCCGGCTGGCACCCAGGTGATCGAGCTGAGCTTGGGGGCGGGGCCGATGGCGGGGCAAGCCGTGGGCGGGTACTTCGTCAACGCCTTCGCCCCCATCTCCCTTGAACCGCCGCTGTCCGCCGGGATTGACCGCTTTCAGGTCGGGCTGCGGGCAGACTTCGGCCCGGACCCGTGGCTGAGCCAGTACCTCGACATGTACGGCCGCCCACAGGCGATTACCTGGGGCTTCAGTATTCGGGCGGTCGAGTGGCAGCCGAGCCCCGTCTCGACGCCGGAGCCGGGGCTGCTGGGGCTGGTCGGGCTGGGGCTGGTGTGGACCCGGAGGCGGTCATGACGAACGGCAACTACCGGCACCTGGACACGGCCGGCGAACGGCCGCCCTCGCGGACGGGCTGGTGGCTGGCGCTGGGCGGGCTGCTGTTCGCGCTCGGGCTGCTGTGGGCGGCGCGATGATCAAACGCGCGCGCGCGGTACGTACGTACTAAGTACCAATAGTACGAAGAGGGGGAGCGAGCGCAGCGATGCGGTCGCTTCCCCGGTTCGTCCAGATCCAAGAACTTGAAAAGACCGGCGGGCTTTTGACGCCGGTGCCCTGGATCTTCGTGGGGGATGGCGAGAGGTTCGGATCGTACGTACACGCTCAACACTTAGCCTGTGGAAAACCTGTGGAAAACCTGGCTGGTGAAGTGAGGGAATCATGACGATCGTCTGTGTCAAACCGGCGACGCGCGTGCCCTTTCGGACGCTCTGCACCATCGCGCAAACGACCTTCGACACGGACCCGACGATGAGCGACAGCGAGTGGAAGGGCGCGATCAAGGATCAGCTTGCGGCCGCAAACTTCATCATCCCGTGGCCGCATGACCTGTCGCGCGCGATGAGTGCAATCGAGCGCCTGTGGGAGCGGACGCACGATCCGCGGCCCGTGGTGCTGCCGCGCGTGCCCGTGCCCCCGCCGCCCCCCGTGCCCCCGCCGCTGTCGCGCATGGAGGCGTCCGCGATCCTGCGGCGCCTGCCCGTGGTGCCCGCGATGAAAGCCATGCCGGCGGCACGGGTGCTGTCGGAGGAGGAGGAGGACCGGGCGCGCGCGTTTGCGATTCAGGTCCAAGCGATTGCGGAACAGGTGAAACGCTGCAAGGCCGCGGAGGCGATGCCGCGTCAGAGGCGACGATGAGCCCCCGATCGCGCGAGATCCTCTGGCTGCTGATCCTCGCGGTGCTCCTGGGGCTCGTCGTCTCTCACTGCGGTCTGCCGATCATCCCGGCCGGATGACCAGCAGGCTGTGAGGCTGTTCTTTCAACCGAAGATAAACGCCGCGGCGCAGACCAGTGCGCCGATCCAGGTGAGCAGGCCCGCGGCAATCGCCGTGGCGGTCAGCAATTCGCGCATCACATCTCCTCGCAGGGCGTGAGACAGTCGGGTGGCAAGCCGACGCACCGGCACTGCCACGCGAGCAGACACTCACCGTTATCGGCGTGGTACCCCTCATGGTGCCCACATGGGCACAGGCGCGGCCCCTTGGGATAGCAGGACGCCGGCACGTACGGATCGTCCTCGCGCGGACCGGACGTGGATTGAGAGATGGGGCCGGGCATTACCAGCGCCCCCCGTTCGCCTTCGGCAACACGCCGGTCTGCGCCAAGTGGGCAATATCCTCCGCAATCTCTGCGGCGGTGCCCCAGCGGCACCGTTCCCCGCCCTGTTCATGGTGCAGGCAATACTCGCGGGGCTTCACGCGGACCACGTAGCCAAACAGCACAGACACGTTCGCGCCCAGCGCCAGCGCGTCCAGTTGGAAATGTTCGCGCCAGTAGTCGGGGGAGCGGTCGATACGGACGGTGTCGGTCACCATGTCAGTCCAGTCCTTTCAGAATGTAGCGTTCGATCAGGGCGAGCAGGAGCGCCCGCAAGGGGCGCCCCTCCCGCTCGGCACGGGCGCGAAACCGCGCCCACAGATCCGGGTCAATCGCGCGCAGCATGTAGGACGGCATTTACTGCTCCTGATACTCAGCTTTGCGGCTGAGCGGTCCTGGGTTGTGCGTGGCGTTGTACTGCTGACAGATGGCGCGTGCCTCCGCTTCGGTCGCCACGTTGCGCCGGAGTGTGGTCTTGCGCCCGGCGCCGGGCTCGCGTCCGTTTGGATACGCGGGATTGTGCCGCCACCAGGTGCGCGTGAATACGTGATACATGGCTACTTCGCCTCCCCTTCTGGATACCCGATAAACGCCATTGCGTCGGCGCGTGTGAGGTGATGAACGGTCGCGATCCGGTCGAGTGACGCTGATCCTTCGGTGCGGACAGGGATCGTGCGTCCGCTCACATGCTGCCAAGCATCCAGCCGCGGGGAGTACGCCCAGTTGGCGTACTGCTCGGCGGTCCCCAGCTGAGAGAGCAGATACAAGCGTTCGCGGATAGCGGAATGACGGTCGAAGGTTCCAAACATCGGCTTCCCCTTTCGGAGCGGATGCGGCCGCCGGCCGGCATGGTCGGCGGCCTGATGGTTAGTTGTCGCTGCGGATGGCGTCGGGTTCGTCCACTTCGATCTGCGCCATGAGGTCATCGGCCAGTTCGCGTGCCACCGTCATGTGGTAGTCGTTGAACGTCTCCACACCCCACAGCGACGTGTCGACGTCGGTGCAGATGTCGTCGTCGTCCACTTGGCAGACGGTGACGCCGACGTACTGCCACTGGTCGGCACACCATAAGCGGAGGTACTCAAAATCTTCCTCGACTGCGCGTGCGGTTCGCTGGCGTGCGGTTTCCGCAGGACGCGCATCGCCCGATGGTCCCCAGCCATCCCGGCGCGCAATTTTGAGTGTTGCTGCGACGTCATAGAACATCGATCGCGTGTGGTCGGTTGCCAGTACCCGTTCACCGGGGGCCTTGTCGCGCGTCGTCCAGTCGCTGACGATGCCGTGGCCGTCTGCCTGTTGCCACGGGGGCTCGGCATCCTGATCTGGGGTGAAGGTGACGCGGAACGTGTAGCCGCGATGGTCGAAGGTGTCGCCGTCGTAAAGTCTGGTAGTCATGGCTTGCAACCTTTCCAGGTCAGCGTGAATGCGTGACGGGTTAGGCGGCTGCGGACTGGACGATCCAGCCGAGGCGATTCCAAAAGGCAATCGTGGCCAGCGCGTGCGGCTCGTCGGTCAGGCTCCCGCCCGGCCGATCCGAGATCAGCAGCCGGTAATACAGGCGCCGATCCTGTTGGGCGGCCTCAAAACGCAGCGTGCGGCCGCTGACCGGGCAGACGGCCCGGGCGGTCAGGATGGCGGGATTCGGATTCGCGATCATGGCTTGCAACTCCCTTCAGAGTCAGCGTGCGGCCCGGGCTTGAGACCGGGCCAGCGGTTTACAGGGGCCAGCGGCCCCTGCTCTCACCTTATGCGGCCGTCTGATTCGCCTCAGCCCATGTGCGGATCAGGCTGTCGATTTTGTTGCGGCCGTTCCCGAGGTTATGCGTGAAGTAATCATCCGGTTCAAACGAACGGCCGCCGCGATGGAAAATCATCGTCTCGGCGCCGATCACTTCCGCAAACCGCGCGACATATTCACCGTAACTCGACACGTACCCACGCACGTCGTTTAGTTTCCCGAGCCGTTTTTCGATGGCGGTGAGGGTTTTCGCCATTTTCACGGCATCGCGACACGTCACGCGGAACGCGTCGTATCCAATCTCAAACCCGTACAGCTGTCGCGTCTGATCGTGGTTGTTCCCCTGACTGAAGGTTTGGAGGTTTTCGACGTGCAGGCCATTGGCCGGTGTCTCGTAATTCCAGCCGGTAAACCCGCGGCGGTCTCCGTCTGAGGTTTTCACGACGCGCGCCGAGACGTGGAAATAGCCGTCTGAGTTTTCGGTCACGATCAGGAGTGCGACGTTTGATGGGGTCTGTGATTTTGCCATGTGCTTACGTTCCTTTCAGGAACAGCGTGGTGAACGGGTGACCTACCAGCGGCACTCGGCGGCGCCGCGGCGAATACAGGAGGACTGACACCCGGAATGGTTCCACTGGTCCTGCGTGACTTCGGTCACGGCGCCGCGGGCCTGTAATCGGGCAAACGCGCGCCGGGTCAACCAGACGGTGCCGCTGTAGCTGGCTTCGTCAATCGTCAGCCCGCACGAAATCAAGGCGCCGTTATCGTGCCGGTTGGCCCACGTCGGGGTCACCGTCGCGCGGTAAAACTTCTGGTGCTGTGTGTCGCGGATGGAAATGGTGAGCATGGCTTGCATCCTTTCGGACAGCGTGATTGCTGATTCCCTAGTGTGCAACTATTCTGGCAGCGTGTCAAGCCCCAAGTGACAGAAAAATCGCACAGCCCAAAAAAAGATTGCATCCCCCCGAGGAAAGCGTAGGCTGTCGGGGTATTGACACGGTGGAGCAAAATTCGATTTACCCCAGGCCGTGCGGACGCTGTGGTCAGCCCATCGACATCGTCTATCAGCCCAGTGGCAGCTCGACCCCGCGCTCGTCCCCGTGGCACAGTCGCAACCCTGACGGCTCACCGCACCTATGTCAGCTCCGTCGCTCCCCGCTGAGACCGCCGCAGCGCCTAGCCCGAAATACAAGCGCCTGACCATCGATCAGCGCGTCGCCATTCTGAAGCTTCACAAGCTCGGGAAGACGCAAGTCGAAATCGCAGCGACCATTGGCTGCGACCAGACATCGGTCTCCCGATGGCTGATCGCCTGCCGCGATACCACCGCAGAGGCTATTACCTACGCCCGCGGATCAGCTTTGCCGCTCGTCGATAGCATCGTTCGACACGGGAAACCGGCCGATCATTTACAGCTCCTGAAGGGCATTGGCGTACTGGCTGAGACGCCACAAACGGGACTGAATATCTTCATCGGTGGGACCAGCACCGATGTGCAGATCGTGGTCCCTCGACCCCTCCCAGCCAGTACCGACCGAGATCGTTAGCAAAACCTACAGAGTCTGATAGTAGGTCTTATGTTAACTGCGCTAAGTGCTGAGAACTAAGCACATAGACGCAGTGGTGCTAAGCCTCTAGCACTAACGTCTAGCGACGAAGGAGCGGGTACGGGGGGTAGGGGGGGCAAGCGGCGGACGACCCCGCCGGGGGACCCAGGGGGCTCTGGCCTAGGCGACGGTGGTCAGAGGAGCGACGGGGCCTCTGAGCACAGATGAGCGAGTAGGCGTTGAGCGTGAGCCTTAGCTGGGGTGTTCAGTGGGACTGAACGGGTGAGATGAACAGTGAAGCACGGGCGGTTTCTGCTGGAGGCGCTGGTGGGGGCGGTGGTGGAAGTGCTGGTGGGGCTGTGGCTGGTGCGGCGGGGGTGGTGAGATGCCGTTCGTGAGTCAACAGCAACGACGGTTCCTCTACGCGAAGCACCCGGACATCGCGAAGCGGTGGGAAGCGGAGACGCCGGCGAAGCTGCCCGAGCACGTCGTGACGCCGAAGGCCGAGTCCGTGCGGCGGGAAGTGGTGCAGCAGTTGCGGCATGGCGGTTGACCTCCAGACGGCGACGATTGCGACCCCGCACGAGACGGCCCGGTGTTGTTGGTGTGCGAGTCCCCTCGTCGTGGCGGACGTCGCCGGGTTGCGCGCGTGGCTATGTCCGAGAGATTACGACCGGCAGATTGCCCTGGCGCTCGTCACCGAACGCAAGGGCGTGCGGACGTATCACGACATTCCGCTCCCGTCGCAGTGTCTGCTCGACACCGCGCCCGAGCGGTACGTGCTGTGGGGCGGGCAGGCGGGGCCGGGCAAGTCCCACGGCGTGCGGAAGTTTCTCTACCGGCGATCGCTGCGCGTGCCGGGGCATGAAGCGTTACTCTTACGCGAGAACTGGGACCAGCTCGACGTGACCCATCTGCGGAAGATGGAGCACGAAGTGCCCGCCCTCGGCGGCCGGTTCTTCAAGAGTGACCGGAAAGCGGTCTTCGGCAAAGGGTCGGACGAAGCCATCATCGACTGCGGCCACATGGCCGAGGAAGGCGCCGTCACGCGCTATCTCTCGACGGAATACGGGGCGATTGTGCCCGACGAAGCGAGCCTCTATCCGGTGAGCCCGGACGGCACGACGCCGCTCGCGGAGTTGTCGACGCGCGCCCGCAAGGTCTATACGGACCGTCAGGGCAATCGCGTGCCCCCGAAGTTCATTCCGGTGACCAACCCCGGCGGCCCGAGTCAGGACTGGCTGCGGCAGATGTTCATCCGCAAGGAACCCGATTTCGAGCTCTACCCGCAACTGCGGAGTAAGTACCACCCCGAGGAGTGGGCGTACCTGCCCGCCCGGCTCGATGACAACCCCTACATGGACCCCGCCTATGCGGACAGCCTCGCCGTCTTGCGCGGCTGGCGCTATCAGCAGATGCGGCTCGGGGACTGGGACGTCTTTCCCGGCCAGTTCTTCGAGGAGTGGGACCCGAGCGTCCATGTGCGCGACGTGGCCGTGGACCCGCGGCGGATCGACCACTTCGTCAGCATGGACTGGGGCCATGCCGCTCCTGGGTGTTTCCTCTGGTGGGCGTGTCTCCCCGATGGGCGCTACCATGTGACGCATGAGTGGAAGTTCCACCGGCTCGCGGACCAGGATATTGCGGCTGGATTCCATGCTCGAAACCAGACGTTCGGGATCGCCCGTCCCCGATATGTCGTCGTTGACCCCAGCCTTGGCAACAAGGATGGCCGCGGCGATTCACGTCATGGACAATCGCGGGCTGAGACGTTTCGACGATTGGGCCTCAATATTCGCTTGGGCGACAACGATCGCCCCGCAGGCTGGGCTCGCGTGCGCGCGTTACTCCGCAGTGACGCCGCCGCGCCGCCGGTCCTCACCGTCGCGCCGGAATGCACGTACCTGATTCGCTCGCTCCCGGCGCAGAAGTCCGACCCGCACGACCTCGAAGACATCGACACCGGCGGCGATGACCATGCCGCCGACACCCTGCGCTACGGTGCCATGTCCCGGCCGGCGCCCACGCATCGCTATCACGAACCACAGCGTCTCCATCCCTTCTTAGAAGAAGCGTTGGCCGGCTCGCGGTCGACCGAACTGCTCGGCAGTGAGAGCGTGAGGCGCACGGCATGACGGCCAACGATCTCCGTACTGTCATCAATGAGACGTTTACCCGTGCGCGCATCGCACAAATCGCCCCGCCTGAGACGATCGAGGTCGATCGCGAGACGTATGAGGCGTGCCGTGAGGCGATCGTCGCAAATCTTGTCTCCCTCGATCAGCCGCCCTTTCCGTTCGTGGGGCCGCATGGCGGGCTGAAGTTCAAAGGCGTGGAAGTGCTGGTGCGCCGATGATGCCGCTGCCCCCCGCCCCCGCGCCGCAACTGCCGCCCCCCGCGCCCACGGCCCCGCCGCCGCCGAAGAAGGACGCGCCGATCCGTCTGAAGCCTGACGAAGCCTCCGCATGGCGCCGCCGCATCAAGGCCGCGCTGGACGCGACCAAGCCGGCGCTCGACGAGGGCAAGAAGAACATCGAGCGCTACCACGCGCAGCACCTCGGCGTCGTCAGCGACAAGACCGTCGCGGTGCCGAGTGACTTCTATTACATCGAGCAGAAGAAGCCGCAGTTGTTCTACCGCCTGCCCGACGTCTACCTCAAGGCGCTCCAGCCCGGGCTCGAAGATGGCGGCATCGTCTTCCAGGCCGCGCTCAACAGCAAACTCGGGCCGAGCGGGATCAACATCCTGCCCAAAGTGCAGGAAGTGCTGTTCGACGTGATCTGCGCGGTCGGCTTCGGGGCGCTCAAGGTCGGCTACGAACCGATCATCGACGGCACGAAGCCCTTCGAGGTGTCGCCCGCGAGCCTGGACCCGCTCACCGGCGCCCCCGTGGAGGCGGTCGTCGAGCAAGTCCCGAACATCATCGCCTCCCGCTACTTCATCGAGCGCGGCGCCCCCGGCGATCTGATCGTCCCGGCCGATTTCACCGGCAGCGATTTTGACGACGCGGCGTTCCTCGGCCTGCGCTTCCGGGAGGATCTCCCTGACGGCGAGACGGAAGGCAAAACGTCGAGCGAGGACGACGAGCGCCGCCTCACCCCGCTCACCGATGCCGCGCGCACCGCGCGCCGCCATCAACGCATCGGCACGGAGCTGTTCTGTAAGGCGCGCACGTTCGGGTGGGCGAAACACCCTGACGCGATCTGGACGTTCACCCTCTACGACGACGACCCCGAGAGCGTGCCGGTCGAGGTCAAGCCGTGCCCGTACCAGAAGGTCGACCCGCAGACCGGGAAGTACACCGGCATGGTCGGCTTCCCGATTGTCCCGCTCACCACCCGCTACGTCTCCGATACCTGGATGGCGCGCAGTGACGGCTCGATGGCGCGGAACTCCGCCGATGAACTCTCGACCGGCCGCACGCAGATGATCCAGTACCGCGACCGCAACATGCCGCAGTGGGGGTATGACGCGACGCGCGTCGATCCCGACGTGCAGGCCAAGATCGCGCGGAACGAGAACATGGCGGGCATCGGCTTCAGCGGCCCCGGCGCCGATGCGACGTGGCCGATTGTCAAAGGCCAACTCTCCCGCGAAAACTTCTCGTTCAACGACTACATCCAGCAGGACCTCAATCGCATCTGGGGCATCACCGACCAGGGCACCAGCGGCCGGGCCGAGTCGGCGCGCACGGCGACCGAGATTCAGACGTCGGAGGCGTCGAGCAAGACGCGCATGGAAGCCGAGCGCGGCAAAGTCATCGACTGGTACCTCCGCGTGGTCGCGAAGTTTGGCGCCCTGCTCCAACTGTTCGCGGACGAAACCGAGTACGTGGAACTGGTCGGCAGCGACGCGCAGCGGCTCGCGCAGCCGCCGCCCCAAGCGCCACAAGCACCCGGTGTCCCCGGCCAGCCGCCCGCGCCGGGACAACCCCCCGTGCCCGCGCCGAACCCGCAAGCGCCCGTGCTCGTGCCGTGGACCAAGCAGGACATCTTCGGCCGCTACAGCTTCCAGGTGAAGCCGGACTCCCAGCTCCACGTCGACCTGACGCAGCAGCGCGAGCAGTGGCTGAAGTTCTTCAACTTC